TGCCCATTCGAGGCAGTCTTGTTTGACTGTGCAGGTGTTGCAGATTGCTTTTGCTTCTTTGATTCTTTGTGTTGATGCGCCTTTTTTGGGGAAGAATGTTTCGAGTGGGGCGTTTTTGCAGGCTGCTTTGTCTCTCCATTTTTCTTTGTCTGGGTCGAAGAAGATTTGGGAGAGGGGTAGCCAGACTATGTCTCTGTTTCGTTTCATTTGCAGTATTTGTAAGGGTTGTTGAGGCTCATGTACCAGGGTTGTGTCCAGCAGCCGTAGTTTGTTTCGGCGTATTCGGCTAGCCAGAGTGCGGCAACCATGTTGGTGAGCGGGTCGAATAGTTGTTCGGGTTCGGTGATGTTCAGTTCTGTTGTCAGCCATTCGTGGTGTGCTGACCATTGGATTTGAAGTACGCCGTATGCGCCTGTGCCAACAACATCTGTTTGTCCTCGTGATTCGTGGTATGCGATGAGGTCTAGTGTTGGTAGTCGGTTGGTAGGCCAGCCAGCTTCAACGGCAGTTATCCACAGGTCTGGGTAGCGTGCTGTTTCGATTCCGGGGATTGGTTCTGTGGTGGTTGTGGTGGTGGAAACCGCAGTCGTTGTCGTTGTTGTGGTGCTGCTCGTCTTAGAACGCAATCTAGGGGGGTCTGAAGCGATTGTGGAGGTAGGGGGAGTCACCTCTGTTGGGGCTTCAGTAGTTGCGTTGTACCCAAGCATGGATATGACAAGGAACACTACCCAAGAAATAATTTTCATGGCGGACTCCGGTCAGTATCCGGCTTCTTTAAGTAGACGGGCGAGGTCTTCGAGTCGCATCACGGCGTACTGGTCGCCTGCGTCGCCTTTCCCTCGACGTTTTGCTACAACGATGCCATAATCAGCAGAAGCATTAGTACGTTCCACTTCAGCTTCTTCCAACCATTCCGAGAACGACAAGGTTTTGTGGTTTTTGCACTCAATAACGAGGCCAGGAATCCCAGTGACATCCCCCAAATCGTTGGTGCCTGCGAGAGCGCGTCTTTCGGCGTGCGGGAATCCGTGTTCGGCAAGCCATCGCACGACCAGCGTTTCAAATGCTGTCCCTTTTTGTTTGTTGCGGCTCATCTACTTCCTCCATCGTTTTGCGTCGCTTGCCTGCCCCGCACGAGTGCATTGGGGCTGACAGCAACGGTCGATATGTGGTGAGCGTCTGGCCGCATGTGCGGCACCACCAGTTTACCTTCTTTACGGGTCTTGCCATGTCAGAAGGGTTCTTCGTCGTCCAATGCTGGTTGCGTTGGTGCTGTTTCACGGGTGACAGGTGCGTCGTTTGCTGTTGTCCAGCGGAGTGAAATGCCTACGTCATCTGCTAAGACTTCGGTGCGTTCTTTTTCGACACCGTCGTTGCCTGTGTACTTTTCTCGTTGCACTTTACCCATGACTTGGACTCGGGTGCCTTTACTGATGCTTGCTGCAACGTTTTCTCCGAGGTCACCGAAGCAGACGATGTTCCACCATTGGGTTTTTTTGTTTTCGTCGCGTCCGCTGGTGTCAGCTACGGAGAATTTGAGGATTGCTGTGCCGGATTGTGAGAATTTGAGTTCTGGGTCGCGTCCGACGTTGCCGATTACTGTGATGTTGTTCATTGTGAGATGAGCTCCTTGAATGAGGCACGCAGACGGTCGAGGTCTGCGATGGTTACGTTGTCGATGTCTGCTACTTCTGCGTGTTGTGCGACTTCGATTGGGTCAAGGTTTGCGCCTTTGCATGCGGCGATGAATCTTGACACTGTGTCTTTGTCAACTTTTTCGCTGTCAGATACTGGTGCGCTGTCAGGTTTTGCTGGTGCAGCAGGCTTTTTCGCTGGTGCTTTTTTCTTTGGTGCTAGCGCAATGTCTGATTCGCCGCCCCATTCCTCTTTTGACCAGAGACTTAAGGCCAGTCCAAACCTCATGCCTGCGTTGCGTAAAAAATCGGACACCAGTTCTTTCAACAGGTCTTGTTTGTTGTGTGGTGCGCTACCGATAGCAAGCCTGGTGTGGCCGAGCAGCGTGAGTGCACCAGCCATGTGTGCCATGCCGTTTTCAACACGGTAAGAAGGCAAACCGTCGTCGTCAATCTTTAACGGCTTCCATTCCCACAACGGATCAATGTCGATGAGGATGCGGGTGATCTCGGCGTGACCGACGTAGTCAAGTTGGATGTTGCCTCGAGGCAGCTTGCCAACAATCTTCGGGTCAGGTACTGCGTACTTGTCTAGGACAAGACGTAGTTTTTCTGCGTTTGGTTCATCCATTATTTGGTTCCTTTCAATCGCAACACTCGGAATGTGTTGGTCGACTGGTACTGACTATATAGCTCCGGGTGCTCCGATGCAAATCTTTTTGAGTCGAATCCTGATCGTGACTGTTGTTTCCATGTGACAGCCTCGGTCCCACCAACAGTTCCTACTGTTGAGCCATCTAGCAGCAAAGCGAGTTCTGCTTTGAGTTCGTCTTCTGCGGCGGCAAGTTCTTTCTTTTCTGCTTGCACTGTTAAGAGTTGGACGAGTAGCTGCTGGTGGTCGTCAAGGTTTGCAACGTCTTCGTTGATACGGGAACTTTTTGCTACGTCGTCGTAGGTGTGTTCCCATTCGTGCGGAATGTTGCCTGTTGCGACATGACGACAGAAATCTGAGACACGAACGACGTGTTTACCGATGATGCTGTTGTCCATCTTCTGTGTGTAGAGATGCAGATCGAGGGTGCTGTCAAAGATGCCCCACAGGATTTCGTCAACACCTGCACATGCAGCTTGGTGTACCCCTTGCCAAAACCAGTAGGCAGGTAGCGGTCCGTACCCGTCAATGTCGGCGTTCTCGTCCCATTGACGGCTGTAGGTTTTGATTTCTACGACACGATCAGGGTTTTCTTGATCACCTACTATGCCGTCGAGTGTTGCGATGAGTGATGCGCCTCCGCTGGTGACAGCGTGCATGACATCTGGCGTGATAATTGGTTCACCTATTTCGTCTGACACCCATTGCAAGATGACTGGTTCAAGACGGTTGCCTCGTTCCATCGCCCTGTTGGTTTCAGTGATTTCTGGTTCGTTAGCAATTTTGTCTGCTGCTAACGCCCATTTGGTTTTGAAACGGTGTTCTGAGTGAACAGCTGCTGCTTCGCTTGCTGACACCACTGGGTATCCGGTTTCGTCACGTTGCCGTAGCCGTAACCATTCGATTGAGCCGTGTTCTGGTTTCGGTATTGTTGTTCGTCGCATTTGTTTTCCTTCGTGTAGCGGACTGCATTAGTTTTACACGAAGGGTGTGACAGTTTGCAACTAGAAGTCTTCGGACATCCAGTTCACAGGGACATTCATGGCTAACGAGAACACAGCCAAAATATTTTCCCAGGGGATATGAATGATGTCCCCGACAACTTCGGGGTCTTTAGGTTCACCGATTGTGGAGCTGACAAGCGTGAGGTGACCTTCCAAACATTTCGGCCACACCCAGCCGCTACTTAGTACATGCACCTCTTCAGGTTTGTACGTTGCTGTATGAGTCCAACTGCTGTCCCCGCCAGCATGAGCATCTTTCCATTGGCACACAACCAAAGGCCATGTGTCGTCATCTTCATAGATTTCGCTCATTCGTCCTCGCCATCGTACGGTTCACCATGTCTATCACATTCACGGCACCGACGACCGGAGTTCGAAGGCCACACCTCGCCGCAATCACGGCAAGTCAGCATCATTATTTTTTGCCTCGATTGCGCGCACGGTTCTTGCTGGCGTTCTCGGCAACAATGTTTCCTGATTTAGTGTGCGACATATCTTTTCCGCCCTTGCCAGCTACACCACGCTTACGGCGTTCCGCTTGTAGTTCGGCACGGTATTCTTTCCGACTGTCGCTGCTGTGGTACTTCTTGTCGTACGCAGCTTTTTTTGCTCGAGATGCGGCGTTCTTCCGGTAGTTAGCCGCAGACTTTTTGGGGTTCTTTACCTTTGGTGGTGCCATTTACACAGTGTACAACTTGCCACGGAACCATGCCTGCCCATCATGGATAGCGACCTGCTCATAAAAGAAATTGCCGTCACCAGGTTGGAACGTCACAACACCGTATCCCTGCTGCCAATCCTCAACAACAGTCAACGGTCGCCCGTCGAGATCAAGCCCGCCGCGCGTCGAAGGGACAGCTCCGTCCGTGCGGGCAAGGGTTCCAGGCGATGCCGCAAGTATCGTTTTGGCCCCATCCCAATCTTGCCTCGTTTTTTCTGCCCATTCTCTGCGGTGGATATGCCCGTAGAGAACCGAGGACTTTGAGTCACCGTTGAAGTAGGCGTGTGCCGTCGAACCGTTAGATCGGACTTTGTTCCCGTGAATAACTTTGATGCGCTGGTTGATCCAATAAGAGGATGCCGGATAACCAGCCAGATAACTAATGTCAGCGTCGTCAAACCTGCATAAAAAAGGAACGCTAAGAACAGGAAGACCCTTCCTATCGTTACCTCGTTTAAGACCGAACGCTGCTTTGAGGTTGTCAAGTGCCGCATTGGTGATCCTTTCTTCGTGGTTTCCTGCAATCCAAATTATTTCTGCGTCAGGCGCGCAGGCTCGCAACTCGGCAGCGAACGTTGTGGCACGGTCAATAGATGCTTGCGTGGTGAGAGCGAACGCAGGTGACAGCCGGTACTTACCGAACTCGGGTGCGTCAAGCATGTCACCGACACACACCACCACCTCAGGGTTCAAATCCCGGATAGCTGACAGACACAAACTGATTGCGTCCTCATCGTGCGTGGGAACCAGCCCGCCGTCAGCGTCCCTGTAATAGCCGATCTGTGCGTCAGGCACAATGACAGCAGTCCGCCATCCTTCGGGCTTCTGTAGCCCTTTGACGGGCTTTACAGAGCATTTGACAGGCGCAGCCTGCGACACAGGGTCCCACTGTGGACCATCCTCCCAAGACGGTGACAACTGCACACCAACAAGGTCATGGATTTCTGCTTCGCCCTCATCGTTTTTTGTCAACGACTGGTACAACGACACACGGGTAATGCGACCCACCTCGTCAACATCAATCCCGTTACGGTCAAGAAGCGTCGCGATCTTGCCCAACACTTCTTTCTTGGCGGGAGGTGGACCCTCTTGCAAATCTTTAGACAGAGCCACAAGCACACTCCCCACGAAAATGGGTGCTTAAAGTTTTAGGACTAACCTTAAACCCGTTGTTGGTCAACGTATTAGCAAGCCAAACCTGAGAAGGCCCATCGCCATACCTTTGACCCGCTGGCCGTTTCGCAATTATCTCAATTACTTCGTTCAACATTTTTAGGTCTTCGCCCTCGAAATGTTTTCTTGCTCTAGTAACGCAACAAAGGTTAGTGCTAGTTGGTGCGTTCCTTATGTCGTCCGCTAATCCCATTGGTTTCCTCCTGGTTGAGTTGACTCATCAGGTGAACCAAACGAGAAGCTTCATCTGGTCCACGAGGAACAACTCTACTAAGAAACCAGCGGATGTCAAGGATGGTGTGAGAATCTAGCGACATGGGACTAGAGATTGTACACCAAGTCAGTCGTGATGCGCGTGCCAATCCATGTGAGAATCTAAACGATTATCGATCTTGTCAACCTTGCCATCAATCTGTTGCAACAACTCGCTGTTACGGTTGTGGTCACGGTTGTTTTCACGGCGCATACGCTCAATGAGAACGGTGAGAACGCCACCGGGGGCGAGAACCGCCAACACGATTACTGCCCACGTTGGCACAGAAGATCAGCCTTTGAACGCTGACTCGACATCTTCGTCGGTCAACTCGCCATCCGCTTTGTAAGCGGCAGCTAACGTCTGCACCGCACCAAGAGCGGCGATAGCACCAGCCATCACAGCGGACTTCCAAACAGCCACATCAACAATGGCTCCAGCCAACACGTTAGGTACACCGGCTGCTACGAACGTTGCGACAAGTCGCTTTACTACTACTGCGGTCATGTTTAATCCTCTGGAGGTACGAGTTCTGACAGTACAAAGAATATCACGGAAGCAATAGATATGCCGATTGCGATGTCTCTTGTTTGCCCCGACAACGTGATGATCACCAGCAGCAGACCTCCAGCCATTATGAGAGCTTCTAACAGGGTTCTCAGATGTTTCATTTGAGTCTCCTGCGGGACATCACGGTCGGGACA